TTGAACGGCGAATAGGGCAATCATCCCAACTCCCACACTGACGGCCAGGTTTCGTCCTGATGGTTGGGAGTTGTCCACGAGCTCGCGGCTGGTGGTCTGAGCTGCTGATGTCCATGATGCGTCTGAGCGGTCGGCACAGCAATAGTACGCATATGGTGGGGTGTCGGTTTGCACCCTTGCTGCAAGACTTGGGAATCGGGCGGCGAGGAGTTGAAACTCGTGGTCGCTCTTGAAGCTGGCAGCGGCGGCGGTCTTATAAGCCGCCAGGTTGTAGGCATGAGTGCCCTTTGAGATAGCAAGGGCGCTGAGGGAATTAACCGCCTTCCCCCAAACCAAGTACTCGCTCTTCCTAGGAACGAGGAACCCCATAAAGGAGCCCAGGTCTTTAACCCCCTCTGAAAGGGAGCGGACTGAGTTTTCAAGCGCAGACATGGCCGGTCGCGGAAGCTGGCAACGGGCGACGCCCACTCGGGTCGGTTCTTCAGTGTAAGGAGCGAGGATGGGACCCCTGGTGAATTTCCACACCACAAAGGTCTCCATGAGGTCAGCAACCTGGGCCCAGTTCACATTATGCCCTAGGGCAACGCGGGAGCTCTGGCCCCATAGCCAAACAGGAAGGTCATGGGCAGCGTGAGTGTTGTTGGCATCAGCGTGGTACTTGATAGTCCCAGGCAGTGCGGGCCCCTGGAGGTCCGCACGATACCATACACCCCCAAGCCTATTGACCCCCCCGACAAGACGGGAGTCAAAGTGGATTCCTGCGTAGTAGAGAGGAACGTTGGTGCTGGCGACCCTGTCAATTAGGGTCATGTGGGCTTTCTTGGCATACACGTCCAAGCAGATAGCTGCGGTGGCCGGGTGCGAGAATGCAACCAATGAGGATTGGCAGGCAGCCAGAGTAGATGGAATATCTGCGCTGGCGACGCCATCCTTGACGGTGTTGTCTTCTCGATGGACAACAACCGGATTGGTAAGGGGCAATTGCCCTTTACGGAGTTTTGGGTAGCCGGCTCGGAGCGCTTTGGTAGCGATCCCAGCTGCGGTGCGACCAATCTGGGCGGTCCTCACGGAACCCCAAAGGTCAACTACCTTGACCAAGGTGGAGCTGTGGGCACTGGCGGCGACTGCACTCTTCAAGAGAGTGACCGTCACCGCATATCGAGCCGCGGCAGCCAAGACATGGTCATTTGGAGGGCCTGATACGGCCCTGCATTTCATCCCAGTAGTGGATGTAATCTTCTCCTCCCATTCCGCCATTTGGCAGGAGGGAACAGGTATCTCGATGGACTGCAAGGCAGCCACGAGCGCATCACAAATGATGCGATTGGTCAGAGTGTCCAACTTAGGGTCAATTACGACCGACTTACCGGGGGGAGCAGGTTTTGAGCCTTTTCCTTCCGGAAGCTTCGGGCCCTTAGGGCCTTTTCCTCCATTCCTAGGGGTGCTAGCAGCAGACTGCTGGCTCCCCTTGGTCTTCTTGTCCTTGGTGGCCTTAGTGGCCTGTGCGCGCTTATCCTCCGATGGGGCTTGAGCCGTCTCGGAGAGCTTTCCCTTCCCCTTACCGGATGGTTTGGGCACAGCAGGCTCCTTTGCCGCTTTGGCTTGGAGTCCTAGCTGGGGGTTGCACTCGAACTTGAAAACTGGAGTAGACTGAGTGGTACTCTGGGTAGACATT